CTATTTCGTCGCGCATGCCCACACTAAGCGAGGACACATCCGACTTCGAGTCGTTGGTTGAAACTCTTGGTAGCCAGGCATTCATGGCGCAAATACCGAACATCAAGGGCATGGGTGCATTGTCGAATGCTGAAGGCGAAAAGCTCCAAGCTGCCCTACAGAACTTCAACCTCAAGCAGTCGCCGAAACGCCTCATGGAGAATGTCCGCGAGGCCCAGCGGTTGATCCTCAAGGCGCGCAAGAATGTGGCCGCGCGCTATGGCATGCCTGACAAGGTGCCTGACACACCTGAGGCCGCGCCAACAGCTGGCGAGATCGACGCGCTACTTAAGAAGTACGGCAAAGGCGCTACCGGGAGCTGGTGACCATGGCTACATTGCAGCAACTTGAGACGGCACTGAAGAACGCCGACGCCGCCGGGGATATGGACGCCGCACGTAAACTCGCCGCGGTCGTTATGCGAGCCAGGCAAGACAAGTCCAACATGATACCCGACACGCAAATCGGTGAAACCATGCCTCAATATCAGGAACCTGGGCTTGGTGAGAAGATTGTGGGTGTTGGTGAGACCGCGTTGGCTCTTGGTACAGGCGCGACTGGCGGCATGGTGGGTATGGTTGGCGGCACCCTCAAGGGGTTAGCTGAGCAGATCCTGGCTGGCGAGTTTGGCACGCGGCAAGCGGCTAACCTGGTCGAACAAGAGGCTGCGAAAGGCGCACAAGCCTTGACCTACTCTCCACGCACCGCAGCAGGCCAGGAAATGACTCAGGCGGCCGGTGAGACACTGGCTCAGATACTGCCAGTCGCGCCGCTGACCGCTGAACTCGGCGCCATCTCGGCCGGCCCCAGTGCCGCTCGTCCAGCTGTGGCTGCCACGGCTCAGCGTGCAGCGGTACCTGTGCAAGCTGCGGCCACGAAGGCAGCCGAGATTACAAGGCAGATTATGCCCGGCGCTAAACCGGCGCGCTCCGCGCCAGGTACGGCAGGCAGTTTTGGGGCGGCTGGTGTGGACATCGCCACATTGCGCCAGGCTAAAGCCGAGGAGTTACCGGTGCCGATCAAATTGACTGAGGGGCAGAAGACTCGGGCCTTTGATCAGCAGCGCTTTGAGCGCGAGACTGCCAAGCTGCCTGAGGTTGGCGAACCGCTGCGCCAACGCTTTGCCGAGCAGAGGCAGCAACTGGCTCAGAACCTCGACGCCTTTCTGGATGCAACAGGGGCTGAAACCTCCGGCCTGCGGTCCATTGGTGAATCCGTTGGGCATGCTCTTCGTAATCGGGCAGCTCATGACAAAGTCAAGATCAGAACGCTATATAAAGCGGCTGAGAAGGCTGGCGAGCTGGAGGCGCCAGTAGCTCTCAATGACGTCGCCGCATTCCTGACAGCGCACGGTCCGGAAGAGGCAGTAGCCAACGTGCTGACCTTTGCCAAGTCCAAGGGGGCGAGCCTTGGCATCTTTGCTGATGACGGTGCCGGTGGTATTGTCGCCGCGCCGGCCACATTGAAGAACGTGGAGTTATTCCGCCGCTCCATCAACAACGCTACCAACATTGAGCCCACCAATATCCACTTTGCCGGCATGCTAAAGTCGATTATCGATGATGAGACCAATGGTCTTGGCGGTAATCTGTACAAGCGGGCTCGTGCCGCACGCGCGCGCTACTCCCATGACTACGAGAATACCCCAGTTGTGAAACAGCTCCTCAATAATAAGCGCGGAACTGAGGAGCGCGCTATTGCGCTGGAACATGTCCTGAACAAGGTCATACTCGAGCCGTCTACGTCGCTTGATTCCATGCGCCAAGTTCGCCGACTGCTCCAGACTGAGGGCGAGAATGGCAGGCAGGCATGGAAGGAGTTACAAGGTGGCGTTATTCAGTACATCAAGGACCAAGCACTAAGGAGCGTGGCGCCTGATCAGTTCGGCAATCGGATTGTCTCCCCCGCCCAGTTGGAGCGCGTCATTACACAACTTGACCGCTCTGGCAAGTTGGATTATATCTTTGGCAAGAAGGGGGCCGAGCAACTGCGTGTGGTCAATGATGTGGCCAAGGATGTACTGACTTCACCGCCTGATACGGTGAACACAAGCAACACAGCCGCAGTTCTTGCTGGTCTGATGGACGTCGCCATTAGTGGCACCAGTGGCGTGCCGGCACCTGTCATGACTAGCTTCAGGATGCTGACTAACAGCGTTAAAAACGCCCGCCTTAAAGCCCAAGTTCGTAAAGCCCTAGGAGAGTAAACAATGCCCGCCATCAATTCCGTAGCGTCCCCGTATGAAGTCTTCTTCGACGCCAACGGCGCTCCCCTGGAAAACGGCCGCATCTTTATCGGTGCGCAGGGCCAGAACCCTGAGACAGCGCCGATTGCGGTCTATTGGGACGTTGACCTCACCCAACCCGCCTCGCAGCCCATCCGCACACTGAACGGCGTCCCGTCGCGCAACGGCTCGCCCGGAACGGTCTACGTCGCTGAATCAGACTACAGCATCACGGTACGCGACCGGGCACTTCGGCTGGTCTACACCGCGCCATTCCAGTTGACCCGGCTGTCCGCCGCCCTGGTCGGCTACCTCCCCGCCGGAACTGGCGCTGTGCCTACGACGGTGCAAGCCAAACTGCGCGAAACCGTCAGCGTCAAGGACTTCGGGGCTGTCGGAGACGGAGTTACTGACGATACAGCGGCAATTCAGGCGGCCGTTGACTCGATAGTCGCTATCGGTGGATTGAATGGCGCATTTGGCGGATCAGTTTATGCTCCACAAGGGATGTATTTGAGTGGAAATGTCGTATTCCCTGAAAATATGATGATCAGGTTTTACGGTGATGGGAATGGCACCAGCAATGGCGGGTTGAGCGCAACCAAATTCTTAAAGGCTGCCACCACTAGCGGGCCGATATTCACACTCAACACCGATGGCTCAGCTCTTGAAAACATAACCGTCCAAGGACTGTCTGGAAACACTGGCGACGGGGTGTTGGTAAAGGCTTCGCGGTGTACGGTACGCAATGTTTCTGTTTTTGGGATGGGGAACGACGGAATCAGAATAGGAACTGATTCTGGCGGAGAAAACTGTAACCTGTGGATGCTTGATAACTGCAAAACAAAAAGCAACGGGCGGCACGGTGTTTACATCAGCGAAGGTGCGGGTGCCTTGGCTGACGCGAATGCGGGAACGTGTTTGCATCTTGATACACAGGATAATGCCGTAGATGGCCTAAGATTGAATGGCACACAATTGTCTACATTCGTAGGCGGGGCATACCAATCTAACGGCGGTAACGGGATAACGCTGACACAGCACGCCGAATATAATTGCTTCTTCGGTTGCGATATTGAAGCTAACACCACCGCTCAGGTACGGATAGACGCAGGGGCTGAATACAACGCCTTCTATATCTACACGATGACTTATAGTATGTTTAGCATTTCGGCCACGTCGGAAAACAATCGCATTGAGTGCATCGACCATAACAGAGTGGTAAGCGGAATCAAATTCCCTCCGGTACAGGTATCTTCTACCGACCCAAATACCTTGGATGATTATGAGGAAGGGCTTGTAACCCCTACTGTGTATGGCGCAACGTCAGCTGGCGTCGGTACGTACACTGAACAAAAAGGCCAGTATACAAAGATCGGAAACAGGGTTGAGTACGCGGGAAATGTTACTTGGACTGCGCATACTGGAACCGGGAACATCAGGATTGGTCTTGGAAGTGTTCCGACCCCAAGTTACGCCGGTCAAATTCCAAGATACATCCCCGTCAATACTATAGGCGGGCCACCTCCTGGAGCAGGAAAGGAAAGAGTGGCGTTCTTCGATGCCGGCAACACTTATATCGAATTCAGAGAGTTTGACCAGACGACGGGAGCATTTGGTAACTCAAACGCGTTGCCTGCGTCTGGTACCATTTACGTAAGCTTCTCGTATATAACAGCATGAAACTCGTCGAATCAAAACTCCAGGCGTTCTTCGGTGCCGTGGGGCACAGTGTCGAAGCGCGGCGGATTGAATGAACAACAAGGGGAATGGAATGCCGGAGAAAGACCCGACGAATTGGGCAGCAGCAACATGGATGCTTGCGGTTGGAATGTCATTCGCTGGCGGAATAATCAACTGGTACGCCAGGGTGAGGGCAGGCCACGCCAGGGCATTCAACTCAATCGAGCTGATCGGGGAGTTGTTTACCTCGGCGGTTGTGGGCTTGGGCGCGTTCATGGCGCTGCAAGGCATGGGCCAGCCAGAGGGGGTATGCGCGGCGGCCGCCGGGGTGGCTGGGCACATGGCAACGAGACTGCTTTTCGCGATTGAGCAGTACGCGGAAAAACGCATGAAAAAACTTTTGAAGGACTGATCATGATCACCCTGACCGACCTAGCAGGACCATGGAGCCGCCACCCGGACTGGACACCAGCCCGCGCAGAGAATGGCGTGCGACTACTCGCAGCATGTTCGGCGCTTGAGGCCGAAATGATCGCGGGAGGTGTGGCGTTCCCTGTCAACAAGAAGACTGGTAGCCAGGTCAGCGGCTCCCTGTACGGAGGATTCCGCCCACAGTCATGCCCGCAGGGAAGCCAGAAATCGGCGCATAAGGAAGGGCTGGCTGTTGATCGTTACGATCCGCTTGGCCATATCGATGCTTGGATTATGACGCACCAGGACGCGCTGAATCGGCACGGCATCTACATCGAGCATCCAGACGACACCACTGGGTGGTCGCACTGGTCCATCCGTGCGCCAGGGTCTGGCAAGCACGTTTTCAAACCGTAGGAGTCTCCCATGTGGCCAGCCCTAATCCCCGTAGTCGGAAGTCTACTTGAGAAATTCATCCCGGACCCGCAAGCCGCCGCCGAGGCCAAGCTCAAAATGCTAGAGATGGCACAGAAAGGCGAGCTTGCCGCGCTCGACGCCGATATGAAGCTCGCACTCGGGCAGATGGAAATCAACAGGGAGGAAGCCAAGACAGACATGTTCCGCGGCGGTTGGCGCCCAGCTACTGGCTGGGCCTGTGTTGCCGGTCTCATTTACCAGTTCCTGGCCCAGCCCCTAGTACCTTGGCTGGCCACTGTAATGGGGTTCACCGTCCCTCCGCTGCCAGCCATCGACAACGACACCTTGATGGTTCTGCTCACTGGCATGCTCGGCCTCGGTGGGCTGCGGACTTTCGAGAAGGTTAAGGGGAGCGCATAGGACGTAGGTCCCTCTGAAGTCTGGCCAGTGGCCAACGGAAACCATGTGGCAATAGAGAGCCTCCTGCCACATGGCCTCCTCATAGTCACCACGCCCGGTGGCGCCCAGAATGACAATGATCGCAAGAGTGACCAGCGCGGCTGGTATAATTCGCATTTCTATAACTCCAGATGTACCAGGTTCTAACAGGAACCATGCATGATTGAACGGAGTAGCCTAGACCTGATGCTTCCTATGGGCTAGGCTGATTCAACGCGACTCGGGCCATCCCTGAGGCCCAAGTTCCACAAGAAGCTGCTCCCACTGTCTACCGGATGCGGTCCACAAGTCCCTGGCGGCAGCGTGCGGGTACTCCTCCACAAAGACTATCCGCTGGCAGGCGGTGTTCAGCAGCAACTTGCAGCAGGTTACGCATGGGCTTGCCGTCACGTAGGCAGTGTGAATGTCGTACACGTCGCGGCACTGAAGCAGGGCGTTCTGCTCTGCGTGGATAGCCTGGCAGGCATCGAGGTTCGTCCCACTGGGCGCCCATGCGCCATCACAAGAGTACGGGAACCCAGTCTCATGGAACGGATCGTGATGATTACAGTGAGGCATCCCAGCCGCGACGCCGTTGTAACCCGTTGACAGAACGTGGCCGCGCGAGTTCAGCAGGACACACCCAACAGACCTGCGGGCACAGGTGGAACGCTGCGCAGTTACGAGGGCCAGCTTGAGGGCCCATTGGTCTCGGTTCGGTCTCATTTCATCACCTTTCGGTAAACACGTGGGTCTTGTATTCGCCGGTAGGCCCAATCTCCTTCCAGCGTAGCATCTTCTGAATCTGGTAACGGGCCGCGACCTGGTCCAGTCCAGCGGCGTCAGCCAGTTGAGAAGCCGTGAACTCAGTCGGCACCAAGGCCAGCAGACGAGCGCGGTTCTTAATACCTTCTGCCTTGAGCTTGGCGGCGTGGGCGGAGTATTGTGGGAGGTTCATGATGTTTCCTCAGCGAGTTAAGCGGCCAGGTTTCCCTGGCCTGATTCAATCAAGTACGACGTGCGTCAGCGCGCTTATTCACTTCAGCTTGTTTTGAGGCCGCACACTTCGCGCATTTTTGATCTTCCGGAAGCGCCTTGAACTCTTGCCAGCTGGTGGCCAACGGCGCCCGGAGGATGTTGCGACCGCAAGCTGTGCGCGCTGCCATACCGCTGCCAGATTTGTAAAGGTGCATTTGATGTGCCATGATGTAACTCCTAAGCAGTGGTTGATGAGTTCATTATAGGCCACTGCCTAGGAGTTGTAACTAACTATTTACGGTTCCCACCAACGAAGTGGGTCGCCCTGCTTCGCGTCACGGAGCTGGTACAAAACTGCCATCAGATGATGCGGGTCATTCCAGAGCAGAATATCCGTTTCGGGTTGGGCGAATACCTGACTTGTCGTGCAGAACTTCGCGTCCTCCCAGTTCTCACGATACAGATGGCTCGACGCCGCCGTGAGATACAGCCGACCAGGCTTGACGCCATCATGCTTCCCGCGGTGCTCGTTGAGCAGCCCACAGACCAAGTGGCTGAGCATGGAGAAGTTGAAGACGTCGTATGGGACACCGAGCCAGACGTCGCTCGACCGCATGAACACGTGGGCATTGAGCTTGCCGTCACGGATGGAGAAGAAGACTGCCACGGTGCACGGCACGTCCTTGGTTTCAGGCGGGCACTCGCGCCAGATGGTCAGCCCGGCCTGGCGACTGTACGGGTCAGACAAGAGCTTCTCTACCACGTACGGCAGTTGGGCCTTGATCTTGGGCCCGTAGGCCCCGAAGAAGCGCTCACCATCATCGCTGAAGTCCTTGATCCTGGCGCTGTATGGTGCGATCGTCTCGACACGGTCGTCACCAGACAGAATCCAGTAGGCTTCAGCCGCCATGAACCGGTAACCCAGACTACGTGCCGGCACGCAGAGCACAGGCTTCCGCATGTCGACTTCGATGGTGTGCTGGGGAATCTCCAACGTCACCTTGCCCCTGGGGGCGACGATGGCGCCACCGGAAAGCACGGTGACCAACGTGCTGATCCACACTTGCGAGAAGTCCATGATTAACGCTCCGCCTGACCGGCAAAGAAGCCGGCGTAGTTGATGATGTCCAACGCCGTGTCACGGAGGCCCTCGAAGTTCGCGCCATTGCCGGACATCTCCTTGAGGACCAGCGAGTTGAAGCGCTGGGACTTGGTATGGAGCATCTGGGCATAGCTCACAGCGCCGAACGGGAAGTACGACGACCGGTCAATCTTGTGCGGGTCCATGTCCTCAGCACCTTGGTTGTAGTCTTGGCTCTTGAGGACGCAAAGCAGAGCTGCTTCAGCCAGGGCGCCGGGATGACCACCGCGAGATTGAAGCTCCTCCAGCAACTCGGTGGTCGAGCACTCTGCCAGTCGTGTGGCCGGCGCCAGTTGTTTGGTTCTCATGTCAGACCCCCTTCCAGATTGAGTTGTTCCCAGGACAGGATCTCTTCCAGGCGCGCTTCGGGGCCAACCCAGCCCTCTGGCTTCCTGACGTCGAAGGTGCTGCCGCGCTTACTGTCCTCGGCTTTGGCCACGCGAACCTTAGCCATGTTGGCCTTCTGAACGGCGTCCATGCCAGCGTGCCACATCCCTGGCGTCACGCCCATGAAGAGAGCGGTGCCGTAGGCGACGTAGGTGAGGTCCAGCAGAGCATCGAAAGCCTTGACACGGTCGCAAGCGTCCAGAGCTTCCTTGAGTTCATCCAGCTCTTCCTGTAGGAACTTGACCCTGAACTCCTGAGCATGCTTATCGTTGGACAGCACATCATCTTTGCCAAGCGGCAGGCCGAACTTGGCGTGGAACAGTTGAACTTTGTTGATCATTAGAATGATGCTCCTTTGGTGGACTTACGAACCGGCTTACCGTCGGCCGACTTACGGCACACCCACAGGTTGTTGCGAGCATGGTCAGGGTACAACGGGCCGAAGATGTTGCTGATGGCGTCGTTGTCGAAGTACTGGGACAGGGCGTTCTTCACGTCGGCGATCGACTTGCTATTGACGCCGCTGTGAATTTCGCGGTCTCCTTTGCCGATGTGCTTGATGTCCATGAACGTACCGAAGCGCCGTTCAACCACAAAGCCGGACTTCTCGATGACGGCCTGTAGTTCGGGTACGGTGTACTCATGGATGTGGTTCGCTGCATGGCGCACGCCGTCGTAGACCGGAGTGGATAACAGCAGGACCCCACCCGGCTTGGCACAGGCGAACATGGCCTTGAGCAGGTTGGCGCCGTGTTCGACCTTCATGTGTTCGATGACCTCGTAGTTGACGACGACATCAAAACCTTCAGGACGTGCCTTCAGGAGCTCCTTGTAGCGCTCGACGAAGTTGAACTCGCCATGGAACGTCAGGCGCTGAGAGGCGGACGGCTTGAGCTTGTTCAGATCGACGCCGGTGTAATGGTTGACGTGGGCGGCCGCCCCGCCGGTCAGGATTTTGCTCAGCGGTTTGTCTTCACCGCAACCGACTTCGAGGACGTTGTGCTTGGCCGTGATGAAGCGACGGGCGAAGCTCCAGCGCCAGAAGTGGGCGGAGTAGTCACGGTGCAGAGTACGACCGTGGCCGGCTTCATGCAGCTGGGTTGTGTCATAGTCACGAGCATCGCGACTGACTTCTTTGGTCTTGGCCATGTCGGGCTCCTACTTGGTTACCTTGGCGCCGGGAGGGTTCTTGCCCTGCTTGGCGAGGTGGTTGCGGTACCACTTGACGTAGCCGCGCTTCTTCTCGTCAAGGCCGAATGCTTCCTGCACCTCCTCGAAGATCTGATCGTCCGTCAGCTTACCCTCCATGATCAGGTCTTGGAACATCTGGGCGGCCGACGGCTTCTTCTCGCCGGTCTTTGCAGGCGGTGTCTTTTCCGCTGCGGCAGGTTTCACCACCGGATCAATGGAACGACGGCCAGCCTTGGTCGGCGCGGCCTTCTCGACCGGCTTCGCTGTCTTCGAGTTGGCCTTGGCAGTTGCGGCCTTCTCAGTCTTGGTGGACACCACAGTGTCCCGTTTTGTTGTTGCCATCTTGTGCTCCTGTTTACTCACGTTGATAACTCGGCTCAGGTACTCAAGAGCCTCGCTCGAGGCCCCGATGTTCTGGCTGTAACTCAGGTATAGTTGACAGGCCTTCTCAGCGGGGTATCCTTCCATCGGCCTAAACCGATGGTCGAATGATTCCACCGACGTCGTCTGGACTTCGAGCCCAGATGTGATATCGAGTGGGATGTACTTGACTTGCGTACCACGCTCAACCTGCAAGCAGGTACGGCGCTGGTTGTCAGCGCATACCACGATAACCTGGTCCTTCTTAGCCATTTACTTCTCTCCAGAGAGTTTATCTGCGATGACGGACAGCTCAAGCAGACCCTGCATAAGCACTTGGGCCTGAGGCCAATACTGAGGCCCATAGACCTGCCAGCAAATCTGGACCGCCCCATTGGTTTTTGTGGCGACGGCCCTCGGGCCTCCATCAATGTACAACTGGAAGCGCTCTTCACTGTGCGTACTCTCGTCACGAATCTCGATGGAATCCATTACAGGAACTCCAGACGGCGGATCTTGCCGCCTAGTGACTCGGCGAGCTTCTGGAAATCTACAACGCGCATAGACCCAGCCACAATAAATAGACGGGCACCGCCGGTGCCGTAGTAGACGCGCACTTTCATGACGCGTGGCTTCACTGGACAAGCCCTTTGCGCTTCATCTCGCAGCGGTACCACGTCGGGTAGTGCTTCTTGGAATCGTCAAGGTTGAACTGCTCGACGAGAGCGGCCCAAACTTCCTGGTTGGTCTTGCCGTCGAGGATCATGTCACGGGCCACAGTCGAGATGGTCGCGGTTTTCACCACCGGGTCTGCGGCGCGGCGACCGGCTTTGGCAGCCTTGACCTTGGGCGTGGCCGCCTTGGGCTCAACAAGTTTCGGGTTCTTCAGAGCCTCGAGGTGGGCGATGGCGTCACCGACGCGGCACTCAAACTTGTCACCGACCTTCGTGATGAAAAAGTTGTAGTCACGCGCTTGCAGACCGATCTTGCGGAGAGCGGAAGTAGCGGAGTCGCGGGTGGCGTAGATTTTGGTGGTGACGGTCATGGCAGTTTCCTCAGCAGGAGTCCGGTCGATGAGTAACCGTGAAGAGATTATAGGCCCGCACAATGGATCTGTAAACACCTATTTTTGGCCTTTGCTCAACTTTTTAAGGGCGTCGAACAACGCGTTCTGACCACGGCGCTTGGACTTCAGGGCTGAGAGCACCACCTCGTCGATGGTCCCACGGGCCAAGATGTGATGGACGAACACCTTCTTGCTCTTGTTGCCTTGGCGCAGAACCCGGCGGATGAATTGGTCATAGAGCTCGTAGTCCCAAGTGAGTGAGTGCCAGCACACATGGCTGCCCATCTCCTGCAGGTTCAGCCCGTGGGCCATGGCCTGTGGGTGGCCAAGCAGCACTGGCAGCTTGCCGGCATTCCAGAGTTGTTCCAACTCGGCCGACCGTTTAGCCGATATGCCGCCGCCAATGTATGGAACCTCCTGGCCGAGCTTCTCTTGCAGGCGGTCAAGGTCATGGGCAAAGTCGTAGGCCACGAGGAGCGGGCTGCCCTGGAGTTCATCGATCAGGTCAGCCAAGGCATCGACCTTCTCGGTGTGCAGGTTCACCCACTCACGGCTCGACTTGGGCAGCTTGACGAGCGCCTGGACCTCAGGATCGAGGTAGATGCCACCATTGGCCACCTGTCTGCATTTGATGGAGGCGGCCGCAGCAGTCGAGGCCACGATGACCTTGGCATCGAGTTTGGCGATCAGGTCATCTTCAAGTGTGGTGTACATGTCCATCACTTTATCAGGCAGGTCAACGCGGATGTTGTTCTCGATCAGGGCAGGCATGTCAAGGTAGTCGTCAGCCGCCATACGCAAGGCAAGAGGACTGATACGCTCGTAAATCTCGTCCTCGGCACCCTCGCGGATGTTCCAACTGAACCCGTCATGACTGGGCACGAAGTACTTCATCCGGTAGTGACTGACGTACTGGCCCAGCGTACGGCCTTGGTCGAGGATGTAGCACTGGCCAAACAGGTCCATCAGGCCATTCGAGGCTGGCGATCCGGTCAAACCCCATCGACGGCGGAAGGTGTCGAGCACCTCTTTAAGGACTTTGAACCTGCCAGAACTCGAATGCTTGAACTTGGACAGCTCATCGACGACCAGTGTGTCGAAGCCGAATGCCTTGAAGCGGCGCAGGTCCACCACCATCTTCGTGGTAACCCTACCAGTTTTGGCCGACACCGTCTTGACCTTCTTAACCTGTGTCAGCCAATCGAGACCCTCATGGTTGATGACGTAGATGTCTGCATCAGACTTCAACGCTTCGTCCTTCCTGGGGCCATGCAGCACTGCCACCTTGAGCCCACCGAAGTCAGTCCACTTGTCAGTCTCCTTGGGCCATACGCTGTAGCAGACTCGTAGCGGCGCGATCAGCAGGACCTTATTCAAGACCTTCTTCTGCTTGAGCAGCTTGATGGCGGCCAGTGTGACGCTAGTCTTGCCCAGTCCCGGATCCAAGAACAGCGCAGATGCCGCGTGCTCGAGCAAGAACTTCACGGCTTTCTTTTGATAGGCGTGTGGCTGCCACGGCTTCGATAACGGCTTGAAAAGCTCTGACTGCATTGTCGTGCACCTCTACGTCATAACCCAGCTGCTTGAGCTGGGTGTGGATATATTCCTGCTTCGGCCTTGGTGGTTCGCCTGGCCGCTTGAACTCAATCAAGAACGGGCGACCACCAGGCACCCAGAAAATCCTATCGGGATACCCAGTGTCGCCAGGCGTCATGAGCTTAGAGCCCTCGATCCCAAGATGCTTCCAGACGAGGGCACAGGCGTCGCGCTCAATCTTCGATTCCTTCACGGCAGCTTGTACTTGTCCCGGCAGGGGGCGCAGGCGCCTTTGACCAGCCTTGCCGACCACTTGCCGCAGAGGTCACAGTCGCCAGGTTCACCTGCCGGTATCTGGTGTGCCTGCCTGCGGACTTTGGCAAGATTCGCCGCTTCGAGGATTTCGTCTCTGTCCAACTGGGCATCGACTTCGTCAGACATTGCCCGCTCCTTTCAGATACTGGAGAAGTCTGATGGCATGGCGCGCCTGGGTCACGGCATCGTCCAGAGCATTGTGGTAAGTACCCGCGCGCTCGACCTTGATCTGAGGGGCCAAGTTCTTCAACGTGCGGTAGCAGCGGTTGTTCCAGAAGTCCCACGGGGTCGTCTCGCCAATGGAGGCATAGCAGGCCGTCAAGATGGTGTTGTCGAAGTCTCCTCCGTTCCCCCAGACCTTGACCTTCTTCACGTCGAAGTCTTGCAAGAACGCGGTTAACCGCTGAAGCGCATCAGGCAGCAGCAGGCCGCCCTCCTCAGCGTGGAGCAGGACAGTCTTTGCATCACACGACTGTGCATCCCACCAGGCGATCGTCTCCGGGTCTTCGTGGAGGCCGGCAATTGCGCAACTGTCGCGATTCACCACAACGTAGAACTCAGGGCCAAGGGCTCCGGTCTTGGCGTCGAAGGCCACTGCACCAATGGACAGAATCGAGCAGCCAGCACGACGGCCCAAGGTTTCGAGGTCAACCATTACGTCTTTCATTTCGCTTCTCCTCAGTATTTACAAAGGCCAGGGCCACCCTTGGCCTTGCCAGATTGGCCGTACCAGCACCACTTACACTTGCCGTTGGGCCGCGGCGCGAAGATCTTGTCGCTCAGCATCGCCTTGACTCGCTTCTCCCACTTCTTCTTCAGCATCGGAATGTCAGCCCGCGTGAAGAGCAGGTCTTCAGGCTTCTCAGGGTAGATCGTACCTTGGTCCAGGTAGACCAGACGAGGCATGACCTTCTCGATGTGCGTGTGGAGCAGCAGAGCCGCCAGCGCGTAGAGTTCCAACTGCTCGACATAGTCCTCGTTCATCTCGACACGGAACTTGCCAGTCTTCCAGTCAGTGATAATCAGCGTTTCGAGGTCTTGGTGATGGGCGCAGTCGAGCTTGATCCGGACCCAGCACTGAGCCCAGTTATCCTCATCCCAGTCCTTGGTGAAGGCCCAGTTGTCTTCAACCACCATGCCGTTGATTTTCTTCTTGTACTGAGCCTTCAGAACCTTGAACTCAGCCTCGAAGAGCTTTAGCTCAACTGGGAAGACTCGAGTCTTGACCAGGCCCTTGATGTACTTCTCAGCCAGGTTGTGGATGGCGGCACCACGATTCAGCGCGTCGCTCCCGGGTTCTTTGATGCGGTCCACGTGCTTGAGCTTGCACTTCAAAGGGCATTGCTTGTAGTCACTGTACCGGCTAAACGACCAACTCGTGATTTGCTTGATGGGGATGACTTTCTTCGTTACCATTAGAGTACCTTTCCTTTCTTGTCGTAGTCCTGGAGTTCATCCCAGTTGGTTGATGATACCGCCCCCTCGCTTAGAATCGGAACATCAAACTCAACCGACTCCATTGTCCTGCGCAGTACTTCCATCTCAGTCTTCATGATCTTCTTCGGCACGCTGGCTGTGATTTGGTCGTGCACGTTGAGGACGATCTTGGCATCATGGTGCTTGATGGCATGATAGCGAATCAGTGCCTCCTTAGTGCAGTCAGCTGCCGAGCCCTGAATGAGCACGTTAACCAGCTTGTAGTCGAACTCGCGGATGCGACCATCGACCAGTCTCGGTTCTTCGCAGTAGTACTCACGGCCACCCCACGTACGGATGGGCTCCTTGTTCCTGGCCCGCAGCTTCATGTCTTGATACATCTGCTTAAGGCCGGGGTAGAGCTGGAGAATCGCCTTCTTCAACTCGCCAGACTCTTCGACGGTCATGTCGTTCTTGGCTGCCAACTTGCCCACGCCCATGCCGTAGATCAGACCTAGGTTCGTGTTCTTCACTGGCTTGCGGTCGTAGAACTTGCCCATCTTCTCGAGCTCAGCCTTGGCATAGTCGTGGAAGTCAATCCAGGGGTTCTCCACGTACTTGTCCATCAGACTGCCGCCATCGAAGTGGGCGAGGATCCGAGGCTCCTGCTGGCTGTAATCTCGGTCGATGAATACCTCGCCCTTGAACGGCGTGATGTAGCTGCGCACCTTGGGTAGCTTCGGCAAGTCCTTCCACGGGCACTTTGGCAGCTTCTTGGCCTTGACAGGATCAGGCTCGTCGTGGGCGAAGATGGCAGCGAAGGTCTTGGGGATGTTCTGGAAGTTGGGCGTGCTCGACAGTCGGCCGGTGCGCGTGCCCACGTTGGAGTCGCCTGACGGTGACTTGATTTGGTTCCACGTGGTGAAGATCAGACCACCTGACGCGTCGGCCGTAGCTAACCATGGCTGCATGAAGGTGTTCAAGCAGGTGTTGAGTTGCGTTCTGTACTTGAGGACAGCCAGAAGCACCTTGTCCGTGACGCCGAGCAGCAAGGCTTCCTTGTTCGTCTGGAACTTACCAGTCGGAGTGCGTGGCATCAGGCCAGGATCCGCCTTGCCTGCAGCCACCATGGCGTCCACCAGTTGAGCCCCGGAGTCCAGGTTGATGTCTGCATCAGCCTTCAGGGTCTTGATGATCCAGGCGTCAATCTGGACACGCCAGTCGTTGTACCTGGACACATCCTCGGCCAGTCTGGCATGGTCAGTCTGCAGACCTTGGCGCTCCATCTCCAGCAGGATGGGCATGAGCCTTCGCTCACGGTCGTAGGAGACGAGCATGTCGCGGTCAACGGTCTTCTTCCACAGCAGGTTGAAGATGGCCTCAGTACGTTCCACGTCGCCGTTTGCGTACTTGCCCACCAGGTCACCAGGTGCATAGGCAATATACCGGCCGAAATAGTGGTCAGAGTTCTTGGACTTGCTAATCTTGACGCCAGGCACCGGTTGGTTGGCCACTAGCCATTCACCAACCGCGTCTTGCTCCTCAGCAGGCAATCCTAGCAGCCGAGTGGCTGAGGGCTTGAGGCCAAGCTCTTGTTGGTGCGGGTCGTCGAGGAAAAGCAGGAACATGGTATCATGGACTTTGTCCCATGAAGGAACCGGCAAACCAAAGTGGACTTCAGCCACATCAGTGTCGAACTTGCCATTCTGGAACAGGATACCTTCCTTGTGCGCCCACGCCTTGACCAGCTCAGTCTTGGCCTCGGACCAACAGCAGTTGTTCCCAGTCGTATGGCCAAAAGCGTAGTACTTCGCCATTTTACCAGGATACTTGATGGACACCCCAACCGGAATGGGTGGGTACTTCGGACGGCCTCCAATCCCGAAAGTTTCAAAGTCGACGGTGACAGGCTTTGGCTGTTTCATGGGGTGGTACCAAGCTCAATGCGCTCACGGTCAGCACGGGCCTTGTTCAGGCGTGAGTGGATGCGCTTGATGAACTGTTTACGCTTGCAACCATTAAGTTCCTCCTCGAGGAGCCCGCGGCACTCAGTTTCATTGGCGCCTCGTAACTTGTCATTCAGCGCCACCCATGAGACTAGTGCTGAGTTGCTTACCGGGTTCTTCACTGGGTTCTTCACTGGGTATCTCCTGGTGAGAGGCGGAAACCGAAGTCTCCGCCGATTGGTGTTTAGTATTTACGCGCCGCGCGCTTGGCCACAGGCTTCTGCGCGGCGCGGCTACCACGCTTCGGAGGCGGTACGGCTTCCTCGTCATTCGGTTGGTACGGGAAGTCGATGGTAGCCTGCGCTTCTTCGTGCCGCTTCATGATAGCACCCATGAGTTCGTCGGGCAGGTTCATGATGGGCTCGAAGACGACCTTGAACTGGCTCTTCGCGTCCGGCACCACCTTGACCTTGGTCACGATGCCGAAGGGTGGGCGGCGAAGCGCACCAGCCACCTGCTTAACGAAGCTAGCATAGCCCTTGACGGATGTGACCGGCAACTTCATGAAGCCCATTGCAGCGGACTCGAAGTGCTCGACGTCGTCAATGAGTTCCAGCTTGCCAGCCTGGTTGAAGGTGCCGGCCGGGATCAGTGCCAGACGTCGAGTGTTACGACAGGCCTTGCCGCGGCCAATGTCAGCCGAGCCCCATTCGTTCATGTCACAACCTTCACACAGGCCGGACTCACCACACTGGTGGTTGCCGGCGTCGATGACGATCTGATGGGGAGCCAGCGTCTTCTCTTCACGGCCGAAGGCAAAGCACATGGGGCCTTGCGGCGTGTCCGGGTCGTACTTGCCTTCGTAGAAGACATTCTCCAGCACCGAGTCCAGAATGACAACGGCCATCTGATTATTCGGCAACGGAGCATCTTGCCAAGACAGAATGCCGCCTTTGAGGCTGAAGAACTGGCCACCACCGGTGTTGGCCTCCATGCCGGCTGCGACTTCTGCCTGCTTGGCAAGTTCTTCGTCCCAGCGGACGAGGGCGGTGGTCTTGGATGCTGCGGGTTTCTTTACTGCCATGATATTACTCCTAGTGGTTAGTGACGAGGACTGCCTGGGTAGTTGGAATCAGCGACCAAGGGCCAGGCCCCGAGGTTGCAGAATGGTGTTACACTTTGTTGATGGAAACAGAGACCGCGTTGAAGTGCTCGACGCCGGGAATCTCCTTGCCCGCTTCCCAACGCTCCTTGATGGCTGCGTCAGTGAGGCGCTTCTGCATGAGGTCGAAGCTACCGGTCTTTTTGACGTAGTTGTAGAAAGCGTCCCAATCCTTGACCTGAGGGATCTGCTTGGTCACGACCGTGACGCGAGCCAACTTACCGGCCACGCCAGAGGCGTCAGACTTGGGCAGCGTGGCTATGATGTGCTCCTTGTAGGCCTTCTCCTCTGCCTCAACAGCATCGACTTCCTTCTGCATTGCCAGGCGCTTGGCGCGTAGCTCGAATAACTTGTCAGCGCAGGCACCAAGTGCCTTAGGGAATTTATACTTAACTTCAACCATTTTGGTTCTCCTTAGTAATGGCGTGGTTATCGCACATAGTCAGCAAAGGAGCTTTCCACTGTGCCCAAAATTTGATTGCACGACTTTCC